GATAGGCCAAGGATCATGGGCTGGTTCTGACGCTCTTGCAGCGCAGCCTGTGCCGCGTCCGCCTCTTGGCGGGCAAGTTCGTCGTTACTCACTACGCGCAGGAAGGTTAGCCCAGCAGCCATTTTAGGAATCCATCTCTGGCTTTTTCGCCTGTTTCATCTCCCGAACTTCCATCATTTCTTTGATGTTCATCGGGCGAGGTGCGTACACATACATCTCAATAGGAGCAGGTTTGCCAACCATACCGCTGGTGTCCATCTTCGGGTTATCCGAGATGATTTCGTATGCTTTGCCGGACTTCGATTTCTTCATGCTGGCTCTCCTACTACATATTGTAGTGTGGACATAGCAGCAAGTATACAGGCTGTCAAAAGAAAAAAGAACCCCGGAGCGAACTCGACGGGGTTTAAGGCATGGAAGGACACATGCCGAGGAGGTGACGGGATGAAGTATATCAAGTCCACCCCGCTGCTGCAACCTGCTTAATCTCACGGCGCTGGGGTAAATGATTCCCCTCTCCAACACTCGCGATATGGAGCATGAGATATTGTAGCGCCTCAGCCACATGGCTATGCTTATTCTTTTCGATGTCGCCGTCGCCTCGGGGTTTGTACCTATAGCCACCCATCATCGCCGCCTTGAGTTGTGTGCATGATGGATCAACGAGGAACGCCGGGTCGCCGTCCACTTGCCGCATCAGGTAGTCATCGACTGCGTTGATCCGTGCCGAGATGCTGTTGGTTTTGGCTGGCATGACCTTGAGTCCTTCAGCCTTGATGATGTCCACCGCGCTGCGCTCGTCGGTCTGCGCCCGCTGGACACCTGCCGGGTCAGTAATAACCATGATGGGCGCTCCGCCGAAGCGCTCAAATATGAGCGGCTTGAGCATGGTACGCACGAAGCGCTGTACACCCATGTCAAAACTTACACACTCTGCGAGCACCAAAGCCCTACCACGCGGGTCTTGCTGCCCGATGACCGCAGCGGGGGTGAGGCCCAAGTCCATCCCCACAACAATGGGTCGAACCCCATTGTTGATATGGCGAAGTCTCTCGCGAGCCATGTGGTAGTCCGGCCTGAAATACTTGTACACCGGCATACCAGCCGAGGACAGTCCATACTCCCCGTCAATGTAAACCCGGATGTATTCCTCACTTCGACCTTGGGTGTCGTAGTAGCCGTCCGGAAGGTTCTCGACGTTCTCGGCGTAGACCGAGCGCCCACTGGGTTGCTTGAATACGGCCCAGCCATTATCGTTCGGAGATACGCCATCTTTGGGGTCTAAGCCTTCCATCTGGTAGTACCACCATGTGTCCATGGTTGGTGGGTTGGTATCTCCCCACATCCCGTGCCAAGTGGGGCCGCCATCTTTAGACGATGGGAATCGTCCAATACGCTTCGACATCGCATCCACAATATCTGGGTGGATGTCTCGACACTCGTTGAACCACGCGAATGTCAACTCCAAGGAGTTCAGGTTCGCCACATCGTCGGCGTCGTCCAACGCCCGGAACATAATCTCGCACTCAACATCGCCCACCTTGAAGAAGTAGGTCTTGGTCGTACGCATGTACTCCCCACACACTCCCGGCGGGAACCAGTCCAAGAAGGTCTTGATCGTGGTGTCCTGCAACTGGCGTGCAGTCTCACGCACAATCGCCGCCCGTGTTTTGCGTACACCCTGCGCGTTGGGCCGCTGCATACTTGCGCGGCGCACAATCTCAAAGGAGGAAGTTACCGACTTACCCGAACCGACCGGCCCCATGAGCACGCGCATCTTGGAGTCGCTCTCCATGAACTTCGCGCCTGTAGGCGGTGGGGTGTAGTTAATGTCAAGCGACATCCGCAGTCTCCACTAGCATGACGACGAACTCGCGCCCGCGCTTTTTGTGTTTGGTGATCTTGGTTCTGAAAGAAGCCTGCGCCTCTTTTAGCGCCAATGTAAAGTTGTTGTACTCCGCAGAGTTGGAAAAGATCGCGGCTTTGAAGCCATCGTAGGTTGCGTTAAGCCTGTTCGCTATGCTCGATGGCAGTGACATCTTCAGCCTCTATAGTTCGTGCGTCTTGTGGAGAATTGCCAAGGTTGATCGTGATGCGTACACCACCAGCGCCACCCTCAGCCGTGACTTCGTTCTTTGGCTCCAACCCACCCCACTTGACTGTGGACTTGATGAGGTCGGCCTTTACTGCGGGAGAAACCGCCGGATCGTGTATCAACATCCAAGATGTTGTTAGGAGTTCTTCAGCCTGTGCCCGGGCTTTGAGTTTGAATGTAATTCCCTTTTCACGCACTTCTTCCCGGTAGTGTTCCACTTTTTTGAGGAATACCGGGTCGGCGTTGAAAGTCAGAATGTCGTTGGCGTTGATGCGATGCCGGGTCATAACCTCTTGCAAGGTCTCACCGCTGCCCTCCAATGTGAGGGCGATGTCGAACGCCAGCCTATCTGACCACTTCGTGTGGTGTAGTGGGAGTGTGTCCATGCTCCGGAGTATAGACCAACTTACGGGCGTGTCAATGATTTGATGGGGGGTGGGGGCGGGTGTGTCCAACGACCGAACCTCACAAAATAAGATTCTTTGTTACCGCCCCCAGTAGCAAGGTAGCACAGGTCGGAGGCTGCGTAACTTTACACGTTGCTTTTTTGGGGTCTTGGTTTAAGAGGTTGCCTATATATGCGGGGGGGTGTCCAAGCGCGTGTCCATGTGCCCCCCCGTCTGCCCGCCACCAGCAAGCGACAGCCCGCCCGAAAGCCCGCCCGAAAGCGCCTATTCATGCCGTACTTGACGATTCCGTAAATTCTGGCAATCTGAAAGTGTCGATGCAGAACAACGCAAAGACAGAGCGGGTAGCACTTCCGCTCCCGCTCTTTAACAACTTAGAAAGGAAAGACCATGAGTACATGGACTCCGACCGCAAAGCGGTCTATCGCTCCCGTCACGGTGACGGTCGAAATCACAGCCACTCGGATCAACGAGAACGGCGTCCTTAGCGGGTTGACCGCCAAGGTAGTGAAGCAGACGGTCAAGGGTAACGAGTTTAAGACCTCGATACCTCCGCAGGCAGGCGGTGCCATCTACCTCAAGTTGTCCAGTCTCGAAGGACTGACGCTTGTAGATAGTGACGCACCTAAAGCAGCGACCGCGAAAGCGAAGTTGTTCTAGTAGCGTGTAGTACCCGGGCTGGTGACAGCAGCCCGGTTTTTTCCAACCCTTGCAACGAAGGAGAAACACCATGAGCAAGGAACGCAAGGCGCGTAAACCAGAGACGCGTCGCTACGAAGTACGCTGGATGCAGGGCAACATGATCTTCATGCGCTGGTTTTGTCGCGGTACTGCCGCTCAGAATCTAGCAGCCATGCTGAAAGCAGACGGCTTCGATGTAATAGTCGTCAAGTGGTAATGTAAACCAACGGAGCCGGAGAAATCCGGCTCCACTAAGGAGAATCAAAATGGAAAAGTTCATTGAGGAGTACCCAGTCCTGTCAGGCATCGTTACAGCAGCAGTAGTTGCACCAGTTCTGTATGTGCTGCTGGTTCTAGCGATGTCGATGTAACCCAAGCCCGGCGAAAGCCGGGTTCTCTTTACCCGTAGTATTATATAAAACCATACGCCGGGGGGTGCAGGCACGACACATGGCGCTACTTGACATATGTACATGTAAACTTATGGGGCATTTGCCAACAATCTAAGCAATAATCCGCACAATCTAAGCCACACGGGGCGTTTTAGATTATTTGCCAGCGTACTTGACAGCCGCCAAGCCGCATAAAACCAAGAGACTTTACTCTATCTAATGTAAACAATCTAAATAATCTAAATAATCTATGTTTTTTTAATATGCGTCACGCTACAATGCTTTTTCCTATGTAGTAATGTAAGGTGCAGGTGCATATGTATGTGTCTCACCACCCCAAAAATCGTAGATTTTTTAGATCATTTAGATTATTGCCCTGTAACCCATTGATTCCATTAGACATTCCAAACAATCTAAGTTTTTGTTTTTGTACTTTTTTCTAGATCATTACTCTAACCGCGTAGATTGTTTACAATGTAAAGTATTCAATTACAAGATACAGCCGACCCTCCGAAGTGACCGCTCACTTCCTCGGAAACCCGCGCCCAGCCTGTACTTGCGCCCAGCCCCGAACCCTGTCAATCTGGGCGAAGCCCTTGGGACAGCCCATTGGTGTGTGTTGTAATTTATAACTTTACTTTAGGAGTTTGCTATGGAAGCAACAGTGAAAAAGTCAATCAAGCCCGTAACCATTACCGTCACCTTGGTGGCTAAACGGATAAGTGAGAAGGGTACATTCAGTTCCTTTGAGGTACAGAGTGTAAAGGGCAGTATGAAGAACAGCACCCTTCGGGTCTCTACCCCACCACAAGGTGGCGGTGCTATCTACCTCAAGGTTGACAGCCTTGAAGGACTGGAGATGATCGAAGGTACAACGCAAGTCAGCGGTATGCCTAAGGTCAAGTTGTTCTAACCCAACGGCGGAGGTAACCCCTCCGCCTTTTCTACCACCAACCTACTGGAGATACATATGTCATCAATGAGAGTAGACATGAATAACTTTACACGCTTTGTCAGCCTTGAGGATGCTGGCTTAGAGGAGGGTTCATCCGATGAACCTGTACACGGTCAGTTCCTTGGCAACGGTGGGAGTATCTACTCCTACACCGAATGGTTCTACGATGGCGATGACTCAGCCTTCTCAATCCTGTAGGAGGCAACATGGCAGATGAGGATCGCCGCTACTTGTGCACTCACTGCTACGGTGGGCATGTGGAGTATCGCCGTTGGAAGATGGGGTACACCACTTGCCTGCCTTGTGGCGAGGAGTTAGCCAAGCAACGCAAGCACACGATTGTGCCTATGCACAAGTCGAACTATACAGTCATCACCGACATGGAGATGCTTGTCGGTATCAACAACAAGGGAGGGTTGACCAAATGAAATATGTACTGTGGATGGTCTACGGACTGGTATCGGGAGGGTTAGCCGCCCTGCTGATGGAGTGGCTATCATGACTGAGATTTGGTATGTCAACGATGGCAACGGTGGGTTCCACTGGGTTGACCATGTGTTTGAAACGAAGATAGAAGCCGAGCGCTATGCACGGGAGTGCTTCCCCGATGAGACTGAGGACGAGCGGTATGCCCGTATCCATTGCAAACCAGTAGTTTCCTACAGGGAGGTGTGAGATGAAGCGGCGCAGTTACATACGCCCTTCAGGGCGTGGCTTTAGACGCAGTAAAGTTAGGGACATGCTGAACTACATCATCGGTGGTCTCATCATGTTCTTCTTCGCAGGCTTTATAGCAGTCATCGCCATTGAGTGGTTCGCAGGGTGTGGGGAGACCTACATTGACGCAAACGGGGAGCGTCATGCCTACGAATGTGTGTTCATCCCCCAACCCAAATGAAGGATTTATCCATGAGACTGTTTGCAATCCGCAATAAAGACCACAAGTTGGTGGCAGGGGAGGACGGTGAACCACTGTACTTTCCGAGCAAAGATATTGCCCGTAAGTATCGGGAGTCTTTAACTGAACGCCACGATGAGTACTTCATCACCTACGGCATTGACCATAAACTTTACAAAAGGACAGTAAAATGCGAGCCACGCTTCTAAAAGAAACCCTGAAGTCTCTCTTTCCCATCCAGCGTACAGTATCCATCGAGGGTAGCCCTGG